CAGGTATCTCCCGGTCTCAGGTCACATGGTCCTCAAGGTTCCGATCGACGAGCAGGTGACGGCAGCTGCCGTCGCTGCACTCGGCAATCGGGTCATTGGGGCTACCGTGCGCGGTATCTCGGGGACCGTCTCTGACGGCCTCGATCTGTTGCTGCACGGCGTCACCAGGATCCCTGACGCGCCGGCCACGTAGTGGCCGCGCCACGGGGTACATCGCATCCCCTTGGACGTACATCATCTCCTAAGCGTATGCGAAAGCTTATGCGGAAGAGACGATTGGCCAAAGGGAAACGAAGGGAGCCCGCCCATTATGGGCATGCCAACAGAAGGAGCTCCGCTCCTGAATCCTGTTCTGGATCTTCTGGAACGGGTCAACTGGGCATCCTGTGCTTCGCAGAGGGCGAAATCCGGTATCGTCTCACGAGACGAGGCCGTATCTTTCGCTTTCTCCTTCATGCTCGGGATTTCCCTGTTGTTGCAAGGTCGACCGTGTCCTCCTGGTGTAGTCGGCTCTCTCAAACGCTTAGCAATAAACGTAATTGAGAGCGGTGACTTACTGGGATTTATCGACTGCCTGTCGGAAGTCCGAAAGCAGCTCTGCTTAACCGGACATTACGACAGGACCCTTTTTAAAGGGATCACCAGCCGATGGTTGAAGGGGACGCTCACTGCACTTGAACATGCGGTGGACGTCAACCTCTGTGTACATCCATCTCGGACGTTCGACGACGTCGTAGCCTTCTGTGGTTGGCTTAAACGTCTACCTGTATGCGTTCGACCCATCGATGATGCGGTCGCCGCTTACCGGACGAACGAGTCGAGATTATCGTCGATTAATCTCGACGATAATGCGTATGTGCCTCAGCTACGGGAGATTTGGGTGGAATGGTTCCGGAAATTCCGGCTGTTCCCTCCGTTTCTCCCGCGACACGGATCAGGGTCGACTGCTGACGCTGGCAGGTGTCTCCGTGATAAATGGAGATCCCTCACAGCGGATACAGTCGCCGACGTCTGTCTTCGTTACCCTTCTTTGGAGAAGATCATCGACTTCCCAGTCGCTCGCGATTGTTTGCGGACGGCTAAGGTCGTCTTTGTTCCTAAGCAGGCGGGCAAGGACCGTACGATATGTATGGAACCTGCCTGGTTGCAATACCTCCAACAAGGGGTAGCAGGTCAATTAGTTCGCTTCTCGCATTCAGCCCACCACCCACTATCGCGGATAATTAATGTCTCTAATCAAGACATTAATCGTCGGCTATGTGGTGATGCTTGGTTGAAAGAGTTAGCGACTATCGACCTGGCGGACGCGTCTGATAGTGTATCCTTTGATCTCATCAAGCGTCTTACGTATAAACTCCCCTTGGCGCGATATTATTACGCGACAAGATCTTCCCACGTTTCTATACAAGGGAAGACGGAGCCCATATGTAAGTTCGCTCCCATGGGGTCGGCGCTTTGCTTCATCACGGA